CAACTCTGCATTATGGAATTCTGGCATTGAAGCGAATAAAGAAATTGTTCGTAAACAAAAGCGTAAGTTAAATTACATTGCTAACATCTATGTTGTTTCTGATCCGAAACATCCTGAGAATGAAGGCAAAGTGTTTCTCTACAAATTTGGTAAGAAGATTTTCGATAAGATTTCTGAAGCCATGAATCCACAGTTTGCTGATGAAGAAGCAATCAATCCATTTGATTTATGGAAAGGTGCTAACTTCAAACTGAAGATTCGTAAAGTAGAAGGCTATCAGAACTATGACAAGTCTGAGTTTGAATCAACATCTGCTTTGTTGAATGATGATGATGAACTTGAAAAGATTTGGCAGTCTGAGTATTCTCTCAAAGAGTTACTCAATGACAAAGAGTTCAAATCGTATGATGCTCTGAAGCAACGCCTTGACAAAGTTCTTGGTCTCAATGGTGAAGCACCACGCACAACCGTAGAACAAGTTAAAGCTAAGACTACAAGTAAACCAGTAGCAGAAGATTCACCATTCAAAGACGATTCGGAAGATGATGATATGGCTTACTTTAGTAAGTTAGCTGAAGAAGACTGATTTTCTCCCACTAGGCGAGCCGTAGTGGACAGAGGGTTTATGCCGAAAGGTGGAACCCTCTTTTTTATTGGTTATTATACAACTCGTGTGCTGTATAATATCATATTTTGAAAGGTGGGTTCTGTATTTCTCACCGCAGGCATTGGTATCTTATCACCAGTTAAATCGTAACTCTTTACAGAATTGTTATTGACCACGGTAGTAGGATCAGGAGCACTTTCTGGTATACTCAAATCTAAATTTTCATTTTGTACCTGGCTGAGTTTCTGTGTGGTCTCAGGTGCAGCTGCAGGTGCTTCAGTAGCAGAACTGGTTGGTGTTGCAGAAGGTGTTGCTGGTGCCGGTGTTGGTACAGGTGTTGCCGATTCTAATGGTTCACCTACAATTCTCTTATATTCATCTCGTGCAACCTTGTAATCTTCTACTGCCTCTAATGCACCAGGTCCTCGTTTGGCGAAACCTTCTAATTGTTTATTGGTAAGTTTCTCACCTTCATTTTGGAATGTTTCAAAGTCTTTGAGTTCGGCCATCGTGCGGTCATATTCAGGCATCTTCTGGCGTTTAGCTCGTTCATCTGCAACGCCTGCCAATCCACCAACAGCCTTGGCTTGATCCAGTCCTTTACTCAATTCAGAATCGGGATCCTCAAATGCACCTTTACTACTGAATATCTTCCATGCCAAGGCGCCCAATGTGGCTGCACCAAGAATGGCCAGACCTACAGGTCCAGTAAAGAACATCGCAACTGAACCGATTGTTTTTAATATTGATAATGCACCACGACCAAGACCAAAAGCATCTAGTAAGTTATCAAACAAACTAGACTGTGGTGAATCTGGTATCTTTGTTGCGGTTGGTTTCTTTGGATCACCAGTGTATGGTTTACCTGTAATAGCTTCAATTAATTCTTTATGACGCCTTGCTCGTTCTAATGCGTTTTCTTCAGCAAACTGATTAGCTTGCTCTCTACGAGTCTTTTCTGCCTCATTAACGCTTTGCATAAGCGATATAATCTTACCGAGAATATCATTGAGTCCATCGCCTTCTTCTAATGGTTTGATTTTGGATGCGGTATCATATTGTTTTTTGCCAGTAAAAAACTTAATATCTTTACTGCTTCGACCAGTCAAACGACCAAGTATAGCTGGTGCAATATTAGAACCGCCAGTAACAAACTTGGCAATATTAAGAGGGTCAAATTTTTGTTTGATGCCTTTCGTGGTTGCTTGAGTTTTTGCTGAGATGCCTTTACCGATAGATGAAGTAATCCCACCACCAGCGGCAATCTGGTCTGCAATCAAATCAGATAGAGATGTCTTTCTTATTTTTTGTGCTTGAAAATAATCCATTACTGTGATGCCTTCTTAGAGTATGCAGACCTATCATCGTAACCACCAGATACCGCTGGTGTTTTTGTTTTTGTTTGTGTTGTGGTAGTATTATTTACAATAGTTGGAGCCGGTGCAGAATCAGCCATATCTTTCTTTAGTTCTCGATTTTCGGTAGAAGCTGCATTGATTTGACCACCAGTATTTAACTCTGCTGCATAGGCAGCTGCCAGAGTTTTTCTTTTCTGTTTAGATTCTTCACTGGCAGAACCTACGGCTGCATTAACCTTGTCAATGTTTTCTAAATCTTCTGGTTTCTTAATTCTTAATTTAAAGAACGCAGGAATAATTTTGGCAGCAACTTCAGGATCATTTGCAAGGTCTGGATTATTTACTAAATCTACACCAATGGCTTTACCAATCTTATCATAGTTCTCTTTGCCGGTAATCTGTATAAATCCACGACCACGATATTTGTAACCATCACCTGGTGCTGTGTTGCCCATACGACCACCATAGATTACATCACCTACAGCCTCAGGTCCTTTGCTGACAATGGCCTGTGCTTCTTCCATTGTATTGAAACGAACTTTATTTTTACCACCAACAGGTTGGCCATCAGGTGCACCAGGTGGCCCATATAATTTGTATAATGTTTTAGCAGAATACTTGCCTAGTTCTTCACTTCTTGGTTTGAAATTGGATTCTTTTTCTACATTGGCTAAAACATTCGCCTGTGCCTGTTTAGAATAACCTGCAGCCACTAAAGCACCTATGACTAATCCTTTGGCACCTGAAACCACAACAGGTGGAACTTTGGCAGCTGTAGGTGGTTTTGCAGTAGGTGGTGCAGGTTTAGCTGTAGGTGTTGGTTCAACTTTCTTTACAGGTTCAGCTTTCTTGGTTTCTTCTACTTTTTTAACCGTTTCAGCTTTCTTTTTGTCCTGCTTCTGAACCGTTTCTTTTTTGGATTCTACTTCTTTTTTTACTTCTTTTTGTTTTTTTCTAGCCGTTTGGTCTTGTTTTGTTTCCGTTTTCTTTTGTGCTTCTTCTTGTTTTTTTATCTCAGGTTCTTTTTTAACTTTCTTCTTTGGCTTTACACGAGCAGTTAGTGCCTTGATGAGTTCTTTGTTTCTATCATTCTCAGCTTCTTCTTCAGCAGCACGCCTACGATCCATATCTTGCTCAGTTGCCTTCTTTTCTTCTTCCATTTTAACCATCATGGCATAGATAGAACCTAACTTCTGTGTGGCTGCCTGTAAGTCTGATGAACTGAGACCTTCTTCTTTGAGTTTCTTTTTTGGATCTCTACTGAAATATTTGATGGCTTCTGGACTTCTACCAGTTAAACGACCAAGTATGGCTGGTGCAAGGCGAGAACCGCCTGTGAGTGTTTTGATGATATTAAGTGGGTCAAACTTCTCTTTGAGACCAACAGAACGAGCTTTAGATTTCTCAGAGAGTGCAGCTGAAATAGATTCACCAATGCCACCACCAGCCGCAATTCTGTCGGTAATGAGGGAACTTAGAGATTTACCTCTAATATCTTTTGCTCGTTGATAATCCATTTATTAACGCTTCTTTTGCCGTTCTTTTATCTTTTGATTTTCTTCTTCAATATATTGTATCAAAAGGGAGATATAGATATCTCTTTCCCAAGGCATCATGTTTTCAAGTTCGGTCAAGCTATACTTATGGTGTTGCATTAACGAAAAATTCGTTTTATAATAATTACTCAGATTGTCATGACGAAATATTAACCGAAAAAATTCTCTAACCCTTCCACCTCTATCGTGTGGTTAAATCCACACTTACTACAGGTGATGTTTACGTTCTCTTTTAGTTTTGGTAGATTCTCAAAGAATTCTTCCAACTTTCTAAACTGTTCTGCATTGAGGCTCTCAACAAATTCTAACATCTCTGATGGTGCCGTTTCGTGGCCATAATAGAACTGTTCACCATCATAGATATATTCAATACTATTTGCAATCATACTAAATGTAATGGTGTTGATATCATCATACTGTAACGAATCTTTGACCATACCAAACTCTGGATACTTTAGTTTCACCGTAATCTTAGGTGTAATCTGTACCTCAGGCTCAGCGAGTTTATCTTGTGTAACTTTAATATCTTGAAGGTTGATATTCTTCTCCATGATATTACCACACTCTTTATCACCTACAATATTATTACAACGATACCGAGATTCTACGACCTCGCCAACTGATTTGGCTCGTAGATTGATAAAGTAATATTCAATATCGATAATAGGTAACTTATCAATATCAACATTCTCGGTCAATGTGCAGTTGGTCAATATGTCACGGATGTTTTGTTGCACCGTGCTGGTCTCATTTGATTCCAGAGCCATTAACAGATTACGCTGTTCTTTGACCAGAAAAGGTCGAAACTTTATTTTCTTTCTTGAAATCGGCAATTCAATTTCATATGACGGTATATCAAGCTTTGGT